TCTGTTCAGAATTGTATGACGAGATATGCCTGAACGCTTTTCGACTGTGGCAATATACACTTCAGTATTGTTCTCACATGGCGGTGCCCATCGCATAATAACATCTTCAAGTTCATTGGCCGTGCCGTCTTTGTCAGTATCATACTTATTAAGAATATAAGTTTGAAGAGTTTTAAAAGCAGCACGATAACCGTATGCCATAGTTTTAAACTGAAAGAAACTTTTATCTGTCTGTGTTGCAGACAACCCCTGCCATTTCGTATTATTTCTCCGTATATTTAACGGATTATTATTCCGTAGTCCCCGTGTCATTTTTATCCTCCTTTTCTTTTTGTGTTTCAAACAATATTTGTGCGGCCAGTCGTGCTATATCGTCCTTATTCTCAATGATTATACTCATGGTCTTTTCCGCTTTCCGAAGCTCGGCCTTTTCCCATGATTTCTCACGTACCGATTTGAACTCACAGAAAACGCAATAAACCGCCCATAACATAGCGAATACTGGAAATGGAATGACGATGCAACATATAAGGTCAATCATAACCAGTGTCAGAAACGGATTAAAATATTTCTTCGCTTTTGTCGCTGTCATTTTGTACTTCTTCGAGGTACGAAGTTCCCCACGCTGTTTGGCCTTCTGAATCCCCGAAATAAAATCTATCCCCATTGCGATTATGATAGCTGTCATACTTACCGCTATCAAAACCAAATGTAAAAACAAATGGTCGTGAATGAATGTTTCAATAATGTCGTTCATATCCTTTTGTGTTTGCGTTTATTATTTTTATTCCAATAGTAATTTGTTGATAGCATCAATAAAGGCTGGGGAACATAAACTTGCGTATTCCTTAATCATATTACACTCTTCATCGTTATACTCAATTTCTCCATTGGAGTTGAATATTTTAAATGCGAGGGCATGAGCCTCTATTCCCCTGCCAAGTTGATAAATGATATTGGCAAAATCCTTCTTGTAGTTCTCAACGGAACATCTCGTCTTATCAATATCAACAAATATCTCAATTCTTTCAAAATTTATCCTTTTCATAATCACTTCCAATCATTATCATTTGAAGCACCGAACATCAGTCCTCTTCCCAACCAGTCAGAGTTCGGTGACGGATACATAAAATCCACCAACTGCATACAATGGTGCATGGAACCGCCATTCAATGTTTGCTTTGTTCCATTCGCATATATCTGAACATTATTATAATTGTCATTTGCATTAACCACGAATATCCTTTGGGTGACGGCAAGACTCAAAAGATAACGGTAGGTTACATTCGATGTTATTCTAAATATAACCGTATCAACTGGAAAACCCGAAGTTTCACCGTTATAATCGTATCTTGGCGAATAGCAAGGAACTGTATAATAAGTTTCGTTAGCAGAGGAAGTCCCGGAAGTCAAAGGTATATAAGTACCGGTTTTATCAGCACCTTTTGTGTACACATAGGCATAGGAGCCGTAAACTACCATAATGCTTCTTTCCCTTGCGCCAAACACGCCTCTACACCATAAGTCAGAAGTGTAGAAACGTAATGACCGGTTATCCTTAGTACCTTGATGATACATATCACCATCAAACCACATTCTTCCATCACTTCCAAAGCTGATTCCTCCAACCGCATCACCAGCAGCATTCACGCAATTCAACCTTGTAAAAGAGCCTGATACACCTTTCAATGTACCTTCAAAAGTGCTGTCACCTGAAATAACCGCACCAGCCGCATAGAGTTTCCCTGCTATACTCACCTTATATGGCGCATCAGTCGGTGTTGTAGCTCCAACCCATAACGGATAGTCACCACCAACAAGACCTGCTGCAACCGTTTTATTATCGCCCTTCATTATCAAAAGCTGATTACCCTGCATGAACCGTAGAATAGCATTTTGAGCCATGATAAGCGGAGTGTACACTGGCACCAAAGAATTAAACTTCTGCCAATAAGTTGTATTTGTCACCGGAATGGAATCACTGGACGTATGAGTTTTCAGACATTTATACGCATTAAACGTATTAGCACCGGTAGTCACAATTGCAATATCCAAGTACCGGGTACCGGAAGTCAAAGCCTCGTCATTGCGATACTCTATGCCTTTAGCCCATTCGGATTGCCGGAGAATACAGCCTTGCAGCCCGTTTTTCCCCGGTTCCCCATTAGTACCGTCAATTCCATTTTTGGCCTTTCTTCGTATTAATATATGCCCTTGCGCCTCCATACCGGATTACTTCAATTTTGCTAATACTTCTTTTGCGATCTCCTTAGCCTTGATACGATAACTCTGATAATCAGTGTATTCTTTCAGATATTCGGCACGCTTACCTTCGTCAAGTTCCGAAGCCATATCACGTGCCATTTCCAAGTTGGCGAAAATGGCATCACGTTTATTCGCATCATAACGTTCCATGATAATGGCACTTACAATACTGTCATAATCATGTTCCCCTTCAACATCCACGTTTTCACAGACATACTGGTCTTCAACCACCACATCTTCCGAACCGGCCTTTTGAACAGCTTCTCTTCTCTCAAAGTCGAAGTAAATGCGTAGCAACGCACCTTCAACTACAAATTCAATACCAGTCGGCAGTTCTCCTACAAGAGTTCCATAACTTTTCATAAATTACCTCCATTTTTATAATTATTCTTCAAAATAATAAGCACTCTTCCCGTCACCTAACGAACGCCGCTTGACAATCACATTTTCCACTGGAAAAATCTTCTGACCGTTATTCTCCGCTTCGCGAGCCTGATCCAACACATCTTTCAGATTGTAACAGTTCGTTATGAATTTGCTACGTTGTCCGTTCTGTTCAAAAAGAACACAATATCTACCTTCACCTTGCTTTGTCTTCACATTCGTTTCAAAGTCCACCACTGTTATAGGGACATTGAGAATATCCATCAATCTTGTCTCTTTTACATCGAAGAACTTCTTTCCGTCCTTTGTTCTACCACTCTGTTTGATACCTTTATCTGCAAAACTCATATCATTATTTGTTATTGTTCTCCATAAATTCTTACAATCTCCCCACTTACACCAGCCCCAGTATGAAGCTCGTATCTCGCGGTTACGTTTCCGGCTTTTTATTCGTTTCAC